CGGCCTAAAACCGCCTGCATTGGGTCTGCTCCGGACGCTGAGAGCATTGAGAAAAGCCCTTGGCCTGCTCCCATTGCCTCTGCGCGGTTTTGTCGCATAAACTCTTCCCGGCCCAAGGCCTCGGCAAACATGCCAGCGTTGTCCATCTCCCTGCCACGGGCTCCAAACGCTTCCCTGGCGCTTTGCTCTGCCATCCGGCGTTGCTGAGGTGTGACGCCTTGTGCTCGCCCGTAGAGCTCATCTGTGAGCCCTTGTTGCTGTCTAATGAGCCTAGCCCTCTCCGGATCCGCCTCTCTGATTGCAGAGACTGCCCTGGAGCCTAGCCGCTCCACATCCCCAATATCTGCCTCCCGCTGGCGTCGAGCAGTGTCAGCCCTCATGCGCTCCGTAACCGGCGCTGCTTGCTCGTAAAGGCCCAGGAGCCCTGTTTGCCCGTCAGTACCAAACAGAGCCCGCTCTTGGCGCGATAGCTCATTTTGAACATATTCAGGACCAAATGTGCGCTCGGCCTCAAGCAGCCTCCGTTGAAATTGTGGATCTGTAATTCCTTGCCCTGCAGCAAAGTCATCACCAAACAAAAACCGTCCAGCAGATTGAGCCGCATCTATCGGCGCTGGTGGCGGTGGGGCGCTACTTTTTCCTCCCATGATTTTTAAGTATTTTGACTAAAAGTCTTTGGTCGTATTCTACAATCTCAGGTCCATCCTGCCGCTCTCGGCATCCAAACAGCTTGCCTCTGATCACCTCGGGCTGCCTGTTAATTAGCTCTAGGGTAATTTTGCGGAGCGCCTCCCCTTCCCCCCAAAGAAACGCTAAAAAAAAGCAGTTACCCCCAGGGTCGTCTGGTTTCCAAGTCAAGATGTCGTTCCAAGACCACTTTTCATTGGTCCTATACCACATAAACAAGCCGGTGATTTCTCCGTCTGTAGTGTGGTAGATGAGCGTTTTTTTCAGGTAGTGCCACGCGATCAGGATCTTGACTACCTCGGGCTCAAAATGCTCGAGGACGTAAGCGTTTTTTTCGTTCTTAGTGGTAAACTCGTAAAGTCGGTCAAACAGCCACGCCGTCTGAGGCGGGAACTCCCCTTTCTGCAGCCAGGCCCGTACGTGTCCTGCCTCAATCTCAGGCAAGTGTTCCAAAGACTGCAAAGCTAACGTGATACGGTGAACTAGTAGACGGAACGTGAATTTTAAATGTGTTAGCGTCAACCAACTCAACAGTGACATTGTCCGTTTCGTCATCCCAAGCCGCATTACTATGTTGTTGGGCAATCACGGTGTAATCTGCGCTGCTCATGTTGCTGCCAATATCAAACGTGTAAGTCGTTCCACTGGCTGCCGTGCAACTCACATTATAAAGAGAAACTGCATCTTCTGTTCCAATACTACCATCGGCTTTGATTAGCCCGTAGGCTCTTGGCAGCGGCAGATGCTTCATCAGCTCAAGCTTTTTCAGATTGCCTGAATCATCAGCATCAGAAATCAAAATCGTATCAGTCAGACTAGGCGTTGCGGCTAACGCATCCTGCCCAGTAATCACATCGTTGTTGAGATGCTCTTGGTCAATGCTTGCATCGGTGTAGTGATCAGAATCG